GAGCATATTCGTCTTGGGCAGTATTCGCTCTAGCTCACCACGTCGTGGTCAGGATAGCTGCAAAACGGGCGGGATTGAATCCCTCGTTTTGTAGTTATGCACTTCTTGGAGATGATATCGTTCTAACGAATGATCTCGTTGCCAAGGAGTACCTGAACATCATGTCTCAGTTAGGCGTATCTATCTCCGAATCGAAAACACATGTATCTTCGGATACATATGAGTTCGCCAAGAGATGGATACACAGAGGACAGGAGATGACCGGACTTCCAATCAATTTAATCGTTGATAACCGTCGTAAACTGAAATGGTTTACGGCAGCTCAATGGATTAAAGAGATTGAGAGTCGGTGGTGTGCAAAAGACGGTCTCGCGACCCGGAGCTTGTTTGCCAAATTATATGTCCTTCTTGGTGTCCAACCTGGGTATTCTGCCCGGTTGGCCCAGAAGGCATATAACTTCTACCACCTCCCTAACAAGGGAGACAGTTACAATTTGCTGCTTACTAAAGCTCTTTACTTTAGTAGACAGTTCTTTGATAACTGTGTTGGTTGTAACCGAAGCCGGTTCACTCTCACGTTAATGTGGGAATGGCTAGCTGAGGCCAAAACCTCTGTGATAGAAGAGGCAATCAAGGATCAAACTAAATTGCTGAATCAGTTCCTTTCTGATCTGACTCAGTTAATTGGTTTGGTCCCTGAGGGGATGGACGCTCAATCGGTACTTCGAACTCTGGTTCCTGTACAAGTCGTCCTAAATAACTTAGGTGATCTTCAAGGATCATTTGAGAAACTCCGTGCTGATTTCACTTCTGGACGTGAGAAAAGAATCGTTTTAGATTCTTCTTCTTATGCCCGAAGTGTTAATCCGACACGGGTTTACTCAAAGCGACAGTCAGAATTAGTGATGTATTCCAATGCATCCATAGTTAACAAGTTTAACAAGTTAGCTTCAATATACGTCAAGGGTAGGTCTGACCTGATTTCAGGTCAGCTTTCCACTGATGATATTGAAGGTTAGACTTGGTGGCTATGAGTGTGGAATACTCCTACACGCCTGAGATGGTGTTGTAGATCGAAGTCTATAAAGACTCTCTCCTAACACCAACATAGTTTCTCCGTCGGTAAGGGCTAAGATGGCCGTTACGCGACAAGGTACTACTATCAAGCAGTGCCG